GTGTTGATGAGTAATTGGTTGTCTCCAAAAGGATTGGAGGACCGGGCGCAGGCTTTGGTGAGCTTTCGTGAACAATTGGAGTTCAAGGGAAGCATGTCGATACCGGCTGTAACAACAGAGGTATCGAAGCCGGGTGATTGTGGTCGACCGTATGTGGTGAAGAGTGCCGCGATGCATAGACCTTTGATTGGTATTCATGTGTGGGGTGTTGATCATGCAAATAAGAGAACTGGTGTGGCTGATTTTACAAGTGAAATGATTTGTGATGCTGAGGATTTGATTGATGAACGTATTGGTCATGTTATTGCTGTAGAAGAGATGGATTTTGCGGAGATTGATTTGGAAGTGGAACCACGAAAGTGTTGTTGGTGGAATTCGGAGTTGGAGTTGCATGGTATTGCAACAGTGAGAAAGGAGCCGTTAGCTAGGTTTCAACCTGGAGGAACAGCTTTTGTGAGGACGAACTTGATACATAATGAGTGGACTGACGTTTACGCGCCGGCTGCACAAAAGGTGTGTCAAGTTGGAGATTTGAGAGTACATCCGTTGTACACAAATGCTCAGAAGTTTGATTCGAGGATGGAGAATTTGCCACCATTGAGATATCATTTTGAGGCGATTAGATATATGCAGTCCAAAGTGGATGAGATGTCTAGCCGTATGAGGATGAGTGAGCATGATGCCATCAATGGAACGGAAGTTATGAAACCGATCGTATTGTCGACATCTGCTGGATATTGGCAGAAGTACCTCACCCGAGGTAAGAAAGATTTCTTTGATGAGTTAGATCAAAGAATGGATGATGGAGAAGTTCATCGAAAAGAATATGCTTATTCTGATTTAGCAAGAAATAAGAAGATTCCAATATGGGATGTCTCGTTTTGCGATCACATGGATAGGCAGGAGAAACGTATTAGTCAAGGTAAGGCTGTTAATACGTTTTGGACAGCAACAACTAAGGATGAGTTGTTGGATGTGAAGAAGGTCAAGATTGGAAAAACAAGAGTATTTGTGCAACCAGGATTGGAGATTACTTTGTTGATGAGAAAGTATTTTGGCGACTTCACGGATTGGTATAAGTCTCAAGCAGGCTTTCGATTGTGTCACGGAATTGGTCGGGACAAGGAAGAAGTTTGGGGTAAGTACTTGGAAGGATTGGAAGAAGTTGGTTTGAATGGATTTGATTTGGATTATACGAATTATGATGGTTCGGTGTCGGAATTGGCTGTTGAGGCTTTTTTGGCTGTTTGTGAGGCTTATTATGGAAATGATGGAAAGGTTGAGCGTAGAGCTTTGATGCAATCTGTAACTCACTCGTTGATGGTAGTGGGTGATTATCTGACGGAGACTGTTCAAGGGAATAAATCAGGTAATCCGATTACAGATGTGTTGAATTCAATTACGAACTGGTACCATGTATTGTTAGCTTATCAGGCGACACAATTCTCTGAGGGTCTAGTTGTGGATATTGAGAGTTTTACGACGGATGTGCGTTGTTTGACGTATGGAGATGATGTTATTATTAGTGCGAAGGATGAAACCTTGAAGTGGTTTAATCGCGCTAGTGTAGCAAGCATCTTGGGAGTGATGGGATTGACTGTTACTGCGGCGGATAAGTCTGACAAACTTATTCCTTGTGAGCCGCTTGGAAATTTGACGTTTTTGAAGTCTCCGTTTGTCAGGAGCAAGAGTGGAGCAGTGTTTGCGCCGTTGCCAGTGAAGGTCATTCATCGTGAGTTGATCTGGGAGAAGAAAGTAAATGTAGGTGATGTCGTTATCATGGAACAGAAAGTTGATGCGGCGTTGCGAATGATGGCACACCACGGACGTGGTGCGGTTGAAGAATTAGTGTGGCAATTGCGTGAGCAAGGTGTGGATGCGAAATTTGATTATAGTGTATGGTTGAGAGAATTGTTGGATAAACAGGAAATTGCGGTCGTACAGGGGGTGCAAAACCAGGAGAGGTTTTGTGGTTTCTCTCCTCAAGAGGAACCGTCAGGTGGGGATGTAACGTTTCCCTACTGGGGTATGGATGTGAGCGATGATGTATGATACTTGGTTTTAACCTGTTCTTAGGAACGTATGGATTAAGAGACCTCGTAGGCTGTCTAGATAGTTGCGTTCAATATATAGTGGATACAGTGAATCTTTGGTGACTTATGTTACCACACTATATAGCGTTTAATTGTAGACTTTGAGTAAATTTAGGAATGGTGGAAACACCCTCTTTTTAG